AAAGCAATGGCAGATGATGCCAGCATCTATGTGTTCCATGCGGACACTGAGGGCCTTAACTTTAGGAAGGCTTTCCAAGATGCTGGTTTTTATTTGTCTGGCTGCTGCATCTGGAAGAAGAATAGCCTGGTCCTTGGCCGTTCTCCATACCAATGGATCCATGAACCAGTCCTGTTTGGCTGGAAAAAAAAAGGGAAACATGCCTGGTATGCCGGCCGTAAAGAAACAACTGTATGGGAATACGACAAACCAAAGAAGAATGGCGACCATCCAACGATGAAGCCAATTCCCCTGCTCGCCTATCCAATTATGAACAGTTCTATGACAGGCTGTATCGTTTTGGATCCATTTGGTGGCTCTGGCTCCACTTTGATCGCATGCGAACAGACAAACCGTGTATGCTACATGGCTGAACTGGATGAGAAGTATTGCGATGTAATTGTCAATCGTTATATCGAGACTGTTGGTAAGAGCGATGGAGTGAAGTGCATCCGTGATGGTCTTGAGTACAGCTATGAAGAACTGAGGAAAGACTATGGAACAGAATAAGATGTTGACACTTGGCAGCTTGTTCGATGGCTCTGGTGGTTTTCCTTTAGGCGGGATCATATCTGGGATTGCTCCTGTGTGGGCATCAGAGATCGAACCATTCCCAATCAGAGTGACAACAAAACGGTTGCCATTCATGAAGCATTATGGCGATGTCTCCAAACTGAATGGTGCGGAGCTTGAACCTGTCGATATCATTACATTTGGCAGCCCATGCCAGGATATGAGCATGGCCGGCAAAAGAGCAGGACTGGACGGTAATCGTTCCGGTCTTTTTTATCAAGCAATCAGGATCATAAAAGAAATGAGGGAAAAGACAAATGGAGAAAGACCACGATATATCGTCTGGGAGAATGTCCCAGGAGCATACTCGTCAAACAAGGGCGAAGACTTCAGATGTGTCCTCGAGAGCATCTGCCAGATCAAAGACACAGATGTACATGTTCCTGCAGCTAAAAAATGGCAGTCTGCAGGAGAAATCATGGGAAACGATTACTCCATTGCTTGGAGAACCCTCGATGCTCAGTACTGGGGAGTCCCCCAGAGAAGAAGACGTATCTACCTTGTTGGAGATCTTACAGGTGGGAGTGCAGGAAAAATACTATTTGAGTCCGAAGGCTTGTCAGGGTATTCTGCTCAGGGCTTCCGCTCGTGGCAAGGAACTGCCGCAGGTGCTTGCAAAGGCACTGCAGAAACAGGCTGTCTGTGCTTGAACGATCAAGGTGGCAGTGTGATGGGAGTGACAAAGGACATCACTGCAACGCTCCGTGCTCAATCGACGCATCCACCGCTAGTTTTTGAAAATCATGCACTGGATGCAAGATATGATGGACCACTCGATGTTGCACAGACCGTCCTTTATTCGTATGGCACCGGTGGCAACAATCAATCCTTTGTTGTTGAGATACCAAAGACACTGAAGATACGATGTGGGTGCGAAGGCGGTGGCAAAGGAGCGTTGATCCAGAATGATCTGTCTGCGACCCTTGGTACACATAATGATCAGACATTATTCCAACCAAAGGCATACGGGATATGTGCGAAGGACTCGAACTCAATGAGATCGGATAATCCGCACAGTGGAGTGTATGAAGCAACTACGAGCAGGACACTTGATGGCAACGGAGGAAATCCTGCCTGTAATCAAGGCGGCATGGCAGTTGTTGCACTCCAGGGGTCTATGATCGGAAGAAAAGATAAGAACGGTCCACAGGGATCAGGTGTGAATGAAGATGTGTCCTTCACTCTTGATGCCACGGACAGGCATGCAGTCGCATACAGCAAAGTGCTGACGGCGAGCAAGAATTCCCTGTTCTTGAACGCGCAGGAGAATGTGGCTGATACATTGGTCGCTACAGATTATAAGGATCCACCACTGGTCAACGACAAGGATGGTTCTGATTATATTGTCAGACGGCTGACACCAACAGAATGTGCAAGACTGCAGGGATTTCCGGACTGGTGGTGCCAAGAGCTTGGCACTGAAGATCCAACTAGCCAGGATATGTATTTCTGGTACAACGTATTCAAGACCTATCGTGATGTGACGAATCCAAATGGAAAGATCAAAACGATCAATCAGATACGGAAGTGGCTCAAGTCACCAGTAACGGATGCTGCTGAATATAAAATGTGGGGCAATGGAGTAGCTCTGCCTTGTGTTGTATTTGTCCTGTCCGGCATTGCCTATTACGCTGAAGAACATGCATGAAAAGTGCTAGTTTTACTTGCTATTGGGACCTCTCAGAGTGATGTATATACATACCAAAAGGAGGAGCACAACATGAAAGCAAGGTACAACGCAACAGGGAAACAAAGGAAAGCAATGGTCGATGCAATAGCAACTGCTATTGGCATCAAGCCAAAGTATCAAGGCATGCCGAGTGCAGCATATCAAATCGGAGAGTACACAGTCCTAAAGGACGGAACACTCCAATATGATGACAAGCTTGCCAAGAAAGAAGTGGAGACCGTAAAAAGAGCAATTGCATATGCAGGATTCGAATGCTTGGATCAGGCGGATGACTTGAAGGACAGCACAACTGCATTGATGACGGAAGAAGCTAGATTCAAGAAAACAGATGCAGAGAATGGATTGTCTATTGAGATCCCATTGCAATATGTAAATATAGAGAATCTGAAAAAGATTATTGAAGCCAAGGGAGTCTTGATAAAACACTCTCTTGGAATCGATGACGTCAATGTAAAGGTCGATAAAGATGTGGTCATATTTCCATGGTTCGGAAAGGTCAGCCCAGACGATGCCATGACATATGCACGATTCATAATTGCATTATGCAAGCTCACAGTCGACACCAAAAGAGTCACAGCAAAAGAGAAGAAAATCGACAACGAGAAATATGCATTCAGATGCTTCTTGTTGCGGCTTGGCTTTATTGGTGATGAATTCAAAAATGACCGAAAGATCCTGATGAGGAATCTGACGGGTTCAGCAGCATTCAAAGATGGAGGAGCAAGAGATGAGATTTCCAGATAGGGCAACCGTAGATGAACTTCGAGCCACATATCCAGCAGGATGCCGGGTACGGTTAGTGACAATGGACGATCCGCATGCACCAGAACCAGGGACAGAAGGAACAGTCCTTGGAGTTGATGACGCTGGATCAGTCATGGTCGCATGGGACAATGGGAGTTCACTCAGTGTAGCATATGGTGCAGATAAATGTGCACGATTGTAGACACTATCGGACATGTGCATCATCCAATTCATACACTTCAGCGGCATGTATATAGGTAGAAAGAGAGGTTCTTATTATGAGAGAACTGAACATTGATGACTACTGGATGACAAATGCGGAGGATCATCTTGGAATGCGGTTCACCGCAGCCCAGGGAGATGACAACAGAGCTAACAAGATTGCACTGCAGGGCTACATAGAAGCTCTGCACAGTCTTGGACTGGAATATTCTATTGATCATCACGGAACTGCACGGATATGGGACCCAGTCAAAGGAGATTCTTGCGAAGAGTAGACACAGTCAAAACTGTGTATCATCCAATACCAGTTGACCTATGGCAATATGAACATGCCAAGGAAAGGCAAGGAGGATCCGATAATGTGGAAACAGGGAAAAGTAACAATTGATGGAAAAGAATACAGCTACACAGCGAAGGTGTTCGATGAACCATCACATTTTGGAATCGATGATGGAAACGTGTCGATCTTATCAATCAGGAATGAGGACAGTAAAGAAGTAGTCAATTATTCCAGAGGATGGGATATCAGACCAAAAGGTGCAAAGATCAGAAAGGCTTATGATGAAATCATGAGCATCATCGCCAAGTGAGGGGATGCAGATATGAAATATACAATTGAAGCACTTGATGATCCACAAGAAGGTATGAGCTGGAATGACATCGGTGTGCAGTACACACTTGGTCAGGCTTATCTTTGGAGCAAAGAAGCTGGAGATGAACTTCCGAACTTTGCAGATGTCATTTGGGACAACAATGTCGATGAGATCATCAATGACTGTAGAAAACTTGGAATCAAAGAATTCACGATCAGCTCGACATTCTCTAATCTGATCATCACGATTGCAAAATTTGAAGAACTCGGATGCAAACTTGACGGCATCGTCAAGATCAAAGACCGCTATCATTTCAGGAATGAGGAACAGAAATTGATCCCTGCATTCAAGATGACAGTGAAATAAGGAACAAAGAGAAAAGAGCGATATGCTCTTTATCTCGTACAGTCGACCGTTTGGTCGTTTTTATTTTGGAAAGGACAGCATGCAATGACAATGAGAAAACTGAAGAAGTATAAGCCAACTCAATTCATTGCAAAGGACAGTTCATACGACAAGAAGGCTGCTGATTATGCTGTTTCCTTTATCGAAGCATTGAGGCATACAAAAGGGACATGGTCTGGTAAGCCTTTCGAACTTATAGATTGGCAGGAACAGATCATCCGGGATGTCTTTGGAATATTGAAGCCGAATGGATACCGTCAGTTCAATACTGCCTACGTTGAGATTCCTAAGAAGATGGGAAAGTCCGAGCTTGCTGCTGCCGTTGCACTTTTGCTCTGCTGCGGAGATGGTGAGGAACGTGCAGAGGTCTATGGCTGTGCGGCTGATCGTCAACAGGCATCGATTGTCTTCGACGTAGCGGCCGATATGGTGAGGATGTGCCCAGCTCTTGCCAAACGTACCAAGATACTTACTGCTACAAAGCGGATAATCTATCTGCCTACGAACAGTTTCTATCAAGTCCTGTCGGCAGAGGCATATTCGAAACATGGATTCAACATCCATGGTGTCGTATTCGATGAACTGCATACTCAGCCGAACAGAAAACTATTTGATGTCATGACAAAAGGCTCTGGTGATGCCCGGATGCAGCCACTCTATTTTTTGATCACCACAGCTGGCTCTGATACACATTCAATCTGTTATGAACAACATGAGAAAGCTCTGGATATTCTCGAGGGAAGAAAGGTGGATCCTACATTTTATCCTGTCATCTATGGTGCCAAGCCGGAAGAGGACTGGACAGATCCTAAGGTCTGGAAGAAAGCAAACCCTTCGCTAGGCATTACCGTAGGAATTGATAAGGTCGAGGCAGCATGTAATTCTGCCAAGCAGAACCCAAGTGAGGAAAATGCATTCAGACAGTTGAGATTGAATCAGTGGGTCAAACAGGCAGTACGCTGGATGCCCATGGATAAATGGAATGCCTGTGCTTTTCCGGTCGATGAACATGAACTGGAGGGACGCATCTGTTATGGAGGACTCGATCTTTCATCCACGACGGATATAACTGCTTTTGTGCTGGTATTCCCACCACAATATGAAGATGATAAATACCAGGTGCTTCCGTACTTTTGGATACCTGAAGAGAATGTGGCATTGAGAGTAAACCGTGACCATGTTCCTTATGATACTTGGATTGAACAAGGCTATATGGAAACGACAGAAGGTAACGTTGTCCACTATGGATATATTGAAAAGTTCATAGAAGATCTTGGAGAACGTTTCAATATAAGGGAGATTGCATTTGATCGCTGGGGAGCGACCCAGATGGTACAGGATCTCGAGGGCATGGGATTTACAGTCATTCCGTTCGGACAAGGGTTCAAGGACATGTCACCGCCAACAAAGGAGCTCATGAGGCTGACACTTGAACAAAAGATAGCACATGGTGGTCAGCCAGTTCTTTCGTGGATGATGGACAACATCTTCATCCGCCGTGATCCAGCTGGCAACATTAAAGCTGATAAGGAGAAATCCACGGAGAAGATCGATGGTGCGATTGCGACCATCATGGGATTGGACAGGGCAATCCGTTGTGGCAATGACAACAGCGAGTCGGTATATGACAGTCGAGGCTTATTGATACTGTGATTGTGGACAACTTCCGCATTATGTGGATTACTCACTTTTGAATCTGTTGTTTTTGGGACAACTTCAGGACAACAAAAAGGGGAAACTTCTTTTAACCTGTGTATATAGGTTCAGAAGGAGGTCATTCACATGGCTAATAGGATCAGACACATCTCAGCATTAGAAGCAATCAAGGTAGGTTTCACGATCTACATCAACGGAGCAGAAGACACATTTGCAAAATCGATGGGAGCGGCATTCAGGACAAGGAATGCATTGAACCAGTGTGCAGCACTCAAGATGACAGATGAAGATCTGGCTGATGTCATCAACAAGTATCTGCCACCAGAAATGAGAAAGTAACATCCGCACCTCCTAGTGGGGTGCTTTTTTAATGGAGGAGAGCACATGAACATATTTCATAGATTATTCCAGTCAAGGGACAGACCAGTGACTGACAGCACAAATGGGAGCGGATATCGTTTTGTTTTTGGACCTTCGTCCTCTGGCAAGAATGTGACAGAGCGCAGCTCTATGCAGATGACGGCTGTGTACTCATGTGTACGCATCCTGTCAGAAGCAGTTGCTTCACTTCCGCTGCATTTATATGAGTACGAAGAGAATGGTTCGAAGAAGAAGGCAATCGACAATCCGATGTATTTCCTTCTTCATGATGAGCCAAATCCGGAGATGACATCATTCATCTTCCGCGAAACGCTCATGACTCATCTATTGCTGTGGGGCAATGCATATGCACAGATCATCCGGAATGGAAAAGGTGACATTGTTGCCTTATATCCTTTGATGCCTGACCGCATGACCGTGGATCGTGATGAACATGGACAGCTCTACTATTCTTATTCGGTACGTGATTCAGATGCACCGACATTGAAAGAAACGACAGTGATTCTGCCGCCATCTCAAGTGCTCCATATCCCGGGACTGGGATTTGATGGCTTGGTCGGGTATTCACCGATTGCAATGGCAAGGAATGCCATAGGCATGTCTATTGCTGCTGAAGAATATGGAGCAAAGTTCTTCTCAAATGGTGCAGCACCTGGTGGTGTCCTTGAACATCCTGGTGTTGTCAAAGATCCAGAACGCATCCGTGAGTCATGGCAGTCCACCTTTGGCGGGTCAGGCAACTCGAACAAGATAGCAGTACTTGAGGAAGGCATGAAGTTCACGCCGATATCAATATCACCAAATGAAGCACAGTTCCTCGAGACACGGAAATTCCAGATTGATGAGATTGCACGTATCTTCCGTATTCCACCACACATGCTGGCTGATCTAGAGAAGTCATCCTTCTCGAACATTGAACAGCAGTCCTTGGAATTTGTGAAATACACGCTTGATCCATGGGTCGCACGATGGGAGCAGTCAATGAACCGCAGGCTGCTGACTGGAGATCAAAAGAGCGAGATGTTCTTCAAGTTCAATGTCGACGGCCTGCTGCGAGGTGATTATCAGTCACGAATGAATGGGTATTCCATTGGCAGACAGAATGGCTGGATGAGTGCAAATGATATCCGTGAACTTGAGAACCTGGACAAGATCCCTGCCGAAGAAGGTGGAGACCTTTATCTTATCAACGGAAATATGACCAAATTGAAGGATGCAGGCATCTTTGCTGCATCCGGGAATACTGGAACGGCACAGCCGGATCCAGGACAGGCAGAGCCTGAGCAGGATGATCCTGAGGAGGAATCAAATGGAAATGAACAGAATGCCGGATCACTTCTGGGCGTGGAAAGATATCCACGTAAAGAATGAAGCTGATGAAAATGAAAAGGTAGAACGTACATTGTTCTTGGAAGGAACGATTGCGGAAGAGAGCTGGTTCGATAATGACATCACACCAGCTCTTTTTCGTGACGAGCTGAATTCCGGAACAGGTGACATTACCGTATGGATCAACAGTCCTGGCGGTGACTGTGTAGCGGCAGCACAGATCTACAACATGCTGATGGATTACAAGGGCAACGTGACAGTAAAAATCGATGGCATTGCGGCTTCGGCTGCTTCGGTCGTTGCCATGGCCGGCACAAAGGTGCTGATCTCACCTGTTGCGATGCTGATGATCCACAACCCTGCAACGATTGCCATGGGCGACCACAGCGATATGGAGAAGGCAATCTCACTTCTTGATGAAGTGAAGGAGTCGATCATCAATGCCTATGAGATCAAGACGGGAATGTCCCGCAATAAGATCTCACGCTTGATGGATGAAGAGACATGGATGAACGCTAATAAAGCAATTGAGCTTGGTTTTGCAGATGCAGTGCTGGAGCGGTCTATGGACAGTGATCCACTGCTGACAGCTCCGGCAAATCTCTACAGTGAGAAACAGGCAACAAATGTTCTGATGAACAAGATCCATGCAAAACGTCCGGAGCGGAAAGTTTCGGACTTGATGAGCAGGCTCGATCTGCTCAAGCAGACAATGTGAGGAGGAAAAAAACATGTCTACAAAAATGACGATTCAGGATTTAATTGATAAGCGTGCAAAGGTATGGAATTCTGCAAAGGAATTTCTTGATGCACATCGTACCGAGAAGGGTACGCTCGAACCTGCTGATGATGCGACATATGATCAGATGGAGAAGGACATCACAGACCTTACCAAGGAGATCAATCGCATGCAGAAGATGGAGGAACTGGATAAGGAGTTATCCAAGCCGGTCAACTCCCCGCTGATGACGAATCCAAGAGTGATCAGTGACGTGCCGGAAGAAAAGACTGGCCGTGCGTCTGCACAGTACCACAAGGATGTGATGAATTATATCCGTTCCAAATGTAAGGTCGTAACGAACGTATTACAGGAACAGGTAGATGCAGATGGCGGCTTCCTGGTCCCAGAGGAATGGGACTCTCGTCTGATCCAGGCACTGGAAGATGAGAACATCTTCCGCACACTGGCTACAACTATCACGACTTCTGGTGATCACAAGATCAATATTGCTGGCACGAAGCCAGCGGCAGCCTGGATTGAAGAAGGACAGGAATTGACCTTCGG